CGCACAAATTTTAAAATTACACTTCGTACACCTATGGGGCAACACTCTTTCGAGTGTGATAAATCTACATACATATTGGATGCGGCGGAAAATAATAACATAGAACTTCCGTATTCGTGTCGCACGGGTATGTGTTCGGCGTGTACAGCGAAACTCGTATGGGGTGGGATAGATCAATCGGAACAATCGTTTTTGAATGATGCACAGATTAGTGATGGGTTTGCTTTATTATGTGTTGCATATCCCACACAAGATTCCATGATTGAAGCTGACGTGGAAGATATGCTCGATGTTAAAGCTGATATGTCGATACTATACGACGAATCTTAAAGAAAACATTCTATATTTAATAAAATGAATAATAGATTGTATACGGATGGTAGTTGTATCGGTAATCCGGGAAGGGGTGGGTGGGCTGCTAAGTGTCTGGGATTTTTTGAAATTACTGGTGGATCACCTAAAACTACTAATAATATAATGGAAATGACAGCCGTAATAGAAGGTTTGCGTAAATGTTATAAATGTGGAATTCGTAATATCGCTGTGTACACGGATAGCTTTTACGTTCGTAATGGTATCAAAAGTTGGATCCATAAATGGAAATTAAATAATTGGAAAACATCTTCCGGATCCGATGTTAAGAATAAAGAACTTTGGATACAGATGGATTCAGTATCAAAATTATTCGATAATATAGATTGGATTTGGGTTAAAGCGCATAACGGAGACCCAGATAATGAATATGTGGATCAAGAAGCTAGAAGGATCGCAAATTCTTTCCATAATAGTGTATAAAGATGTCATGTCATATAAATAAAGATGGTTGAAAAGAAAGAAGAATCCACTACCCGCATGTCATACGAAGGTCGTGAACAGATGTATTCAGAATCACGTAATAAAGCAGCTACGAAAGCTATGAATACCGATAAAGTTCGATACAAGTCGAATAATGAACCATTTAAGTTTTTATGTTTTCTAAAAGACCGACTCGAGAGTCTCGAATCGCGTAAAACTTCGGTCGTCGAGCAGGGATTTCTTAAAAAGGGATTTACGAAAAGGTATAACGAACGTTTGTACGATAAGACGAAAAAGATCATCGAATCTTTACAAACATAAAGAAATACGTCATACAATAGATATATGAAGCTACTCATTAAAAAGCTTTCTGAGCACGCGCTAATTCCTACGCGCGCATCTCCTGGATCTGTTGGGTATGATCTGTATAGCATCGAAGATATGCACATTCTTCCGTACCAACGTGGTATAGTATGCACCGGAATCGCAGCGACTATTCCTATGGGTGTATACGGGCGTATCGCGCCCCGTTCCGGCCTCGCTGTAAAGCATGGTGTACAAACTGGTGCGGGTGTTATTGACCCCGATTACACTGGTGAATTGAAGGTTATCCTTTTTAATCATGGAAGTGAAAAGTTCGAAATTAAAAAGGGTGATCGTATTGCACAGCTCATTTTAGAGAAGTGTGAAACACCTTTGATCGATGAAGTTGAAGAAATAAAGGATACACAGAGAGGAACCCGTGGATTTGGTTCTTCTGGATAAATATATAATTAATTAATTACCAAATGCAACACCTGCTAGACCATTCTTCACCCTGAGAATGTTGTAGTTTACCGTATACACACGTAGCATGCTCGGAGATCCGGCAACGGTGAGGTTCTTTAATACGAGTTTCGAATTATCAACCCTAGAAAAGTTTAAGCTACCACTAGGCTGGGAGCCGTTTAGTTTGATACAGAAAGGCCATGTGAAAAGAGGAACACTGTTAACAACACCGGAAGGTAAGACGGTGCAGTGCATTTCGGGTACGACGTTATGATGGTACGTATCGGACAGGTCTTCGAAAAGGGGTTGTCCGTTAATGTAGAGTGTGGCGGAATCGAAATTGACTTCATCATCCCAAGCTCCACCATCGTTAGCTGATGATATGAGGTGGATAGCCTTAGAAGGGTGGTTGAAATATGTGAGATCAACATCGACGGTACCGGAACTACTGGTATCCATGATTTGGTGTTGCGTCTGAGTTATAAGAATTTCCTGTTCGGTGTTAAGCAGCCTATTACGCTCCTCTGTATCGAGGTAGACGTAATTGGCGTATACCTTGGGTGTCGCACCAAAACCGGTTAAACCGGACCTACACTTAATTCGTATTTCTACCTCGTGATATTGCATAGCCACCAAAGGCAAAGCCTTAGTCCAATCTTCACTGAAAAAGAAAGGGATAACGAAATAATCAGAACCAATAGTTCCATTCCTCGCTGATTTAGCATTTTCGGATGCTACCGCAGTGGTCACGGCACATGAAGCCTTAGCCGATGTATCGTTATATAAAACGTTGTGAACACCCTGGATAAATAAAGAATCGAGTTTGCAGACCTGCTGACCACCTATGAGAAGGGTAAACTCGGTAGCAGATTCACCAGTTGCAAAAAGACCAGTGTTGCCTAATGCAGTTTGAATGTCTGGAGCCTCGATCCAGACATAGCTCAAGAGATCACCCTTGGACTTGATAGGGATGGTGACTTCGGCACCAGCATTGAACTGACCGATGTAATCGACACGTTCGGGCTTGATCGCAAAATTTGTATGGCGTCGGAAATTTTGACGGAAAAATGAAACTTCGGGGTCCCCTGTGATGTACACATCTTGGGCACCCTTGGATACAAGATCGACCAACGCAGCAGACATTTATTAATATATGATATTAAAAATTTAGATCTATAACGAAATAAGATGGTGATCTTTCAAGTGTTGACCTGGGATTCTCGAGATGAAGATGATGAACATTACATCCGCCTGTTTGGTAAAACGATCGAGGGCAAGTCTGTATGTGTATCCACGACATTCAATCCGTATTTTTTTGTAAAGATTCCTTCAGACGTGGACGTGGGACATGTTAGGAAGTCTCTAGATAAGATGTTTTCTGAAGAAATTGTTAAGATGGACTTGGTGAAAGCTAAAGATATATGGGGATTTCAAAATGGGGAAGAATATATTTTCCTTCAAGTACATTGCCATAACCTTAAACAGCGGCGTTCTGTAAGCAATTACGCTATTAAGTTTATGAAACGTGTGAAGACGAGAGATCTATCTCTCACTTTTGTATATGAAGCTAATTTGGATCCTGTATTAAGACTCATGCATCGCACTGGTATACAATCTACTGGATGGGTTGAAACGAGTGATGTATGTGCACGAGGGCATTACGCGAAAGTTGATATAGACTTATTTTGTAAGAATTGGAAAGATCTAAAGCCGCACGAAACTACGGAAACTGCACCCTTTGTGGTAGCTTCTGTTGATATTGAGTGTTATAGCTCTACTGGAAAGTTTCCGGATCCTGAAGTACCCGGTGATGCGTGTTTTCAAATCGCCCTGTCCCTTTTAAAGTTTGGATCTGAAGAGGTATACGATAAGACTTGTCTATGCTACAAGACTACGGATTTGAATTTGCCCGAGTGTACCATCAAGAGTTTTGACACGGAACGTGATATGCTCGTCGCATTTTCTGAGTATTTATCGTTTCATGACGTGGACGTCATAACTGGGTGGAATATCTTTGGTTTTGATTTAAACTATATAATGAAACGAGCGCTGTATACCAAATGTCCTCCAAAGTTTTATCAACTCAGTAAGCTTTCCAATTTTACGTGTAATTTATCTCGTAAAAAGCTTTCTTCGAGTGCGCTCGGTGATAACGAACTCACACTCGTGAATATGCCTGGAAGATTTATATTTGATCTTTTCCATGAAGTTAAACGTGAATACAAGTTAGATTCATATAAACTCGATAACGTATCGAAGCTGTACCTGGGAGACAATAAGATCGATATGTCTCCTAAAGAAATGTTTAAACGATTCGAAGAAGAAGACCCGGTTAAACTGCGAGAGGTTGCGGAGTATTGTATTAAGGATACTCTTCTGCCTCATAGACTTATACAACGTTTGTGTACTTTTGTTAATCTGTTGGAGATGGCTAAAGCAACTTGGGTTCCATTGAATTATCTCGTGGAACGAGGTCAACAAATTAAGGTATTCAGTCAATTGACTAAAAAGGCGCGTGAGCTCGGATTCAAGGTTCCAACTTTTGAATACGGGCATACGGATACGACTGGTTATGAAGGGGCAACAGTTCTGGAAGCGCAATCCGGTGCGTATTATACACCCATAACCGCTTTGGATTTTGAAGGTCTGTATCCTTCTATTATGATGGCACACAATGTATGTTATTCATCATTAGTACTAGATCCTAAGTATAAAAACATACCTGGGATTGAATACGAAACTTTCGGGAATCATACCTTCGCTCAGGGTATCCCCAGCGTACTTCCAACTATTCTTTCAGAGCTTAAATCTTTCAGAAAGCAAGCTAAAAAGGATATGGCGCAATCTACAGGAAACCTTAAGCATATGTATAATGGTAAACAGTTGGCGTACAAAATCAGTATGAACTCCGTGTATGGTTTTACTGGAGCTTCTCGTGGAATGCTTCCGTGTGTTGCTATAGCTTCTACCGTGACGATGAAAGGTCGAAAAATGATCGACGATACTAAAGAATATGTCGAAAAACATTTCCCAGGATCTAAAGTGCGTTATGGTGATACGGATTCTGTTATGATCGAGTTTGACGTCCAAGGTAAAACAGGTAAAGAAGCTATCGAATATAGTTGGGAACTCGGCGAGCGCGCTGCGTCTGAATGTACGAAACTATTCAAAGCTCCGAATAACCTCGAGCTTGAGAAGGTCTATTGTCCGTATTTCCTGTATAGTAAGAAAAGGTATGCCGCGAAGCTTTGGACGAAGGGTAAAGATGGGAACATGAACATGGATTATATCGATGTAAAAGGGCTTCAGCTCGTGCGTCGAGATAATACGCCACACATGAGAGAAGTGTGTAAAGAACTTTTAGATGGAGTTCTAGAGAGTTCAGACACCTCTGGACCCAAGGCCTTGGCGAGAACGAGAGCCGTCGAACTCCTCGAAGGAAACGTTCCCATGGAAAAGCTTATTCTCAGCCAGTCTCTTTCCGATACGTATAAGGTGAAGGGATTTAATGTTCCCGTGACTAAGACTGAAAAAGATCATATTCCGTACACAAGTGAAGATGTTAGTATGGCGCATGTACGCGTCGTCACAAAAATGCGAAACAGAAGACCCGGGTCAGAACCACGTTCAGGTGATAGAGTTCCGTATGTATTGTTAGATACGGGTGATCCCAAAGCGAGAGCTTTTGAGAAAGCCGAAGATCCAAAATATGCGGAGGAAAACAAACTACCTATAGATTATTCGTACTATTTCATAAATAAATTTTTAAACCCGGTTTGTGATCTATTAGAACCCCTGTACGAAGACGCCAAAGCTGAGATATTTGGAGAGTTATTATCCAGAGAGAAGGAAAAGAAGAAGGTTATCAGGAAAAATTTAAAAGCTGAAAAACAGGTTCTCATCGCAGATATATTTAAAAAAAAGAATCCATGATATTATATGGAAGTAGGCGAGAAGAAGGTAATCGCCGCATGTAAGGACATGGTAAAAGATGCCGAATATCGCGCAGAATTGAGAACCATTAAGAAAATGTGCGATACTTTTCCAATAGGCCTAACTCCCGGAACTTGTAGATATAGATTGTTGGGTGAAAATGGGTATTGTATAGGAACTTGTGTGGGTACAAATGAACTGTGTACAAAAAAGGTTCCGGATGGAGAA